GCCCGTTCCGCCGCAAGTAGCATCCGCGACTATCTGTCGGGAGAATGGGACGGCAGCCCCGAGGGTTGGGAAGCGGTCCTAAGACGCCTGGACGCCGCCATCGCGCAGGCCGAGGGGGCGGAGCGATGAACATCAATCGCACCGTTGAAGATTTGGTTCCAGGAATGCCGGACCGCGAAGTCCTCGTCCAGATGCCGCCTGCGCTCGGGGGCGCGCTCCCTGGGGAACGGTTCCAGGCGACCCTGGTAAACGGGGTCTCGCTGCGGACGCAGGACGGGCGCAGGCTGGCCGTTACGGGCGCGGCAGGCGACGATTATGTCATCGTTAGCTGCTTCCTCGGGGGCAACCTCGTCCAGGCTGGCCGGAAGGCGTTCATCTCCTGGCCGGAATAACCTACCAACCACACCCAACCACACACAACCACACACCCAACCATGACTGAACCCACCTTTGACCCTTGCTGCAACTGTGGCAGAGATACCTTCATCCGACGCGGGGAACTGTTCTGCGACCGCCCTAGCTGCCGGACGGGGCAGGAGACTGCCGCCACCACCCCCGACGAAGCATCCACCAAGGCCGCAGAAGCCCTTGAAGCTCTGTCCGATTCCCTCAACCGCGATAACCTCGTGGAGGAGTGCTGGAGCATCCGTGGGATGGCCGATGCCCTAGTCGGACACAGCGAGCCGACCATGGACGCCGACCATCTCTACTCCGCCGACTACTGGCGCGGCTTCAGGGCCGTCCAGGCTGCGCTCTCCTCCTCCTAACCAACCACACACAACCCAACCACACACAACCACACGCACACCATGTCCCATCCTGACCTGCCCCGAAGCATCGAGACCAGTCCCATCGAGGATTTGGAAGCACTCTTTGTCAAGCTTGACGGCCCCGCCATCTTCGACGAAATCAGCGCCCCCGAGCATGATGCCGACGAAGGCGAGCAACGCGCCTATCGGGAAGAAATCGAAGCAGCCCTCTACGAACTGCTTAACTAACCACACCACAACCACCACCACCCACAACCCACACCGTTTACACACAACCATGAACGACACCACCACCCTGACCGCCGCCGACCTGAAGTTCAACCCCGAAGCGAAGGACTGGCACGGCGACTCCATCGAGCGCTTTAACCAGCTGCATGAGATTAACCAGACTGGCATCCTCAACAACCTCAGTCAGTTCTTCTCCTCCCTTCAGGAGTTCAGCGTCACCGAGCCTTCCTTCCTGCCCTTCGACCTGGAAATCACCAAGACTCGGCTTGACATCCCGAACAACTGGTGTGGCGTCTCCACGCGGTTCACTTTCACCCTCGACGGCAGGGAGGCCTTCTACATGCCGGTCATCGCTTGGGGGACGCCCTCTCTCAAAGCCGAGGTCTGGCTCGACGGCGCCTGGAAGAAGTTCCACTGCCGCGACTCCTCGGATGAGAAGAAGTACGCGAGCTTCATCAAGCGCCTGACGAAGGCCCTTATCCAGGCCCAAGTAAAGTTCACCGAGAAGCAGGCCGCGAAGCGTAAGTCCGCCGAGGTCGACGAGGCCTTCCGCAAGACCGAGCGTTACCGGCTGGAGCGTGAGGGCATCAAGATGCAGAAAGCCGTCACCCGCCTCGGCCAGCGCATGGACCGCGAGCTAAAGGACAGCACTGGTATCGACTTCGTCTGGCGCCGCAGCACCTGCTACCTTCGCTGCTCCCAGGACACCATTCAATTCGGTGACGATGAGAGGGCGATTGACAGGACGATTGATTACGACTTCGGCGTCGACCTCCGCGACGCCAACCTCAACCTGCTGGAGAAGGCGCTGCCCATCATCAAGCGCTACGAGACCTGGGTCCGTCAGTACTTCGCCGGCTTCCGCGTCAACGCCGAGCGCCTCGCCGAACTCCCCTCCCGCGCCGACCTGCGCAAGCTCCGCTCCTAACCCACACCGCCACCACCACCACCTCAGAAACATGACCACCATCACCACCGCTGACGCATTTGAAATCGGCGTGCAGTCCGCCGCTGAATACGAGGGCAACCTCGACGAGGTAGACGGCCTCATGGCCGCGACCGAGGAACTGACCCAGGCGCGCCTGACCCCGAACTTCTCCCCGTGGTACGCCGCCCCCCTAGCCAGGGATGGCCGCGGCGACCTCCTCGCCGCCTTCGAAGACGGCTGGAACCACTGGGTCACCGAAGTCCACGAGCGATTCTAACCACCACCACCACACACCACCACACAGACAGAACCAGAAGAAGAATGACTTGGCGCTGGCTCACCCCTAACACTACCCGACAAGCCTTCCAGTTCAGCATCTACTGCTTCAACTATGTCGGCATCACAATCATGCTCGCTGGCTGGGGCTTCATGCTCTACTACAATCGCCAACCATGAAGAAACCCACCACCTCTGACCTCAAGGATGGATTGTGCTGCGCCGCCACCGCTGTGCTGCTGCTGGCTATCCTCATCCTCTTTCCTTCCACCTAACCACCAACCAAAGATGACCGAAATCACCACCACTGACAACGCTGCGTTTACACAGGGCTACCTGTTGACCTCCTCTGGCAACCAAGTCGAGATGCCTGAGCCAGCCAATGACGATGGAACCTACAGCCTCCAGCAACTGCAAGAAGCTGTGGGTGGCTACATCGAAATCCTTACCCCTGTCAGCGAACTGCCTGGGACTGTCGTGCTTGGCAACGAAGAGGGGCTTCAGAAACGGTTGCCCCTGAACTTGGCAGCTTCAACCTTGTGCGGCTTTCCTGTTGTCGGTAACATTGCCGTCGTGCCAGCTAGTACCGTCCAATGAAAACTTTCTACGGCGTCGATTGTCAAACCTGTGGCGACACTGGGATTGCAACCGAACTCCGCGACGAAGAAACCTTGATGGAGGTGCGTTGCTATCACTGCAACCGACGCCCGAAACTACCACCCAACTTCAAAAACATGAACCATTACCCCTTGTTTACACGGCCCACCAAGAGCAACCTTGAGGAGGCGGCAGCCCAACTAGGCGACCTGACCGAGCGCACCTATGAGTTGTCATGGGTGAACAGCAAACTTGTTCTGTTCCGTGAGGGCATCGCCGTCTCTCCTCCGTTCACCAAGAAAGAGATGGCTGCTTTTCTTCTGGCTTCCCTGACCTGCCTTCAGTCTGACGAAAGATGAGCAAGCTCATCGTCGTTACGGACCAAGGCACACGCTACCACCGCAGTGCGAAAATCCTGTCCCTTGACCCAAGCGAATACCAACTGCTGACTTCTGGCAACATTGGTCTAAGTCAGGTCTACGCTTTGGAAGAGTTCACGCTGGCCGACTTGCAAGGCGCAGTGAACCGCTACGAGGACGAAGAGGACAATCTGACGGAGGAAGACGAAGGCCATCGCAGCGATTGCTCCGATACTTCCTTCAAGGCCGTGGTCGGGGAGTTCTACTTCCACATCACCGCAATGCGAGGCGGCGCATTAATCCAAGTGCTGTACGCCAAGGATGACAGCATGGCGATGACGACCTTTCTTCCAAACCGCAAGGATGAAGGACAGCGATAACAAGCCGCCACGACTGGTGGCCTTAGCTGGCGCAGTGTGGCAAGTGGGCGACAAGACTTGTCGCATCCCTGTTGAGGATAAGGATGACCCGAGCAAAGGTGAGTGGGTCGAAGTTCCCCTGGTCCGCTGCGATGTCTGTCTTCAGGTTGCCCCAACTTCGCCATGTCCTGACTGCGAAGTAACTGACATCCACCTTTACCCTGAACGAGAGTGCGACATTTGTGGTGGACCGTACCGCGACCGTGCGAACATCTTGACTTGCTCGCAGTCTTGCTCTACCTTGAAGGCCAACACTCACAACGCGAACTTCCAATACCGAAAGTTCAAAAACCCTGACTAACTAACACACTCACACTTAGGAGGAAAGTGAACAAAACCATTACACCTAGAGGTAACAGTTGGGAGGCGACGGTTCGACATGAGTCTCTGCCTTCTGGCCGTCTTCGCCGCTCATTCCGATGCAAGTACACGGCGGAAGCCTGGGCATCCCAAGCTCTCGCGGATGTCCTGAACGGGAAGCCTGTTGACCTTCGCCGTCTCAAGGCTCCCGCACGGGGGAAGACCCTGGAGGAGGGCATCGCCCATGTTCTCAAGCACCGCTGGTCTGGCACAAAGTCTGAGCAGTCGCACCTACTGAACACTCACGCGCTGATTGACTTCTTCGGGGCCACCGCCAAGCTGGAGGACATCACCGAGGATAAGGTGGAAGACTTCACCCTTCACCTGCGAGAGCAAGGTAAGGCGGATGGAACCATCAACCGCAAACTGAGTTGCCTTTCGGTCATCTTGCGAGCGGCGTACAAGAGAGGGTGGATTGCCACTCGACCTGAGATAGGCCGACGCAAGGAGAAGCTGACCCGAATCAGTTACTACTCCAAGGCGGAGCAGCAGGAGATTACCAAGTGTTTCAACAGCATGGGTCTGCACCGCTATGCTGCCTTGTTTGGTTTCCTGTGCGACACGGGGCTTCGCATCTCCGAGGCACTGCGTTTACACTACTCGGACATTCGGCCCATCGATGGGGGAGACGATAAGTCTCGGCCAGCTATCTATGTCTACGAAAGTAAGCACAGCGATAGCCCACCTCGTGCCATCCCCCTGACCAACCGTGCGTTTCGTGCGGTGTACCCACAAAGCGAGTCAACCCCCAGTCTTCTTGACGGGATGGCTGGCCCATTCAGCGGCCTGACCAAGAGGAGTTGTCGCAGTGCGTGGGACAGGCTCCGCAAAGCCCTATGTAAACAAGGTCAGCCTGACTTTATCTGGCACACCTGTCGGCACACCTTCTGTTCCCTGCTGGTACAAGCTGGTGAAAGCCTAGCGGTGGTCAAAGAGTTGGCTGGACACAAGGACATTAGCACGACGCTTCGTTACGCACACCTTAGCCCACAGAACAAGCTGTCGGCCATCGACAAGCTGGAGACATGGACGAAGTAAAGCTAGAGAAGCTGGCTGTTGACAAAGCCAAGCAGCGGTATCGGGCTACGGTTAGCCACTACAAGGAGAACCGTGAGGAATGCGAGACGGCGGTCGGTCGCCTTGCCTTGGCAAACCTTTCCCCCTTCGTAGAGGAGGCGTTAGATAAGTGGAAGGTCAAGGCGGCAACCCAAGCTGGCAGAGGCCACGCTGCTTTCCCTTTGTTGGATGCGCTGCCTCTGGAAACCACGGCGTTGCTGATTAGTCGGGCCATCCTGAACTCGCTGTCTTCTGCCAAGAGCATCACCGCTTTACACATGGCGGTGGGTTCGGCGATAGCCCAAGAGCAAGCACTTGATTGCTACCGTCGCCAGTCGCCTGAGTGGTTTGCTGTTATTCAGAAATCGGTGTGGAGGAATCGCGGTACTCAGCGACAGACGAACGCGATGTTTCAAACCCTGCGTAAACGCTTGGGTGAGCTAGAGAACACATGGACAACGGCGGACAAGTTACGGGCTGGGGTTGTGGGCCTGGACTTGTTCGTCGCTTCCACTGGTGTCGTTGAGATTCAAACTCGTTACGACAGCCGCCGCAACAGGAACAAAAGTGTGGTTGTTCCGACTGCATCTATGATGGAGTGGCTGGAGAATGCTCACACTTTTCGTGAGGAGCTTCGGCCACTGTTTACACCGATGGTCAGCGAGCCTGTGCCTTGGACATCACACGATACTGGCGGGTTCCTGACTATCCCTACCACCTTGGTCAAGAGCCAAGCCGATTACAGTCACCTAACTCCTGAGTCTGCACCTGAAGTCTACGAAGCGGTCAACCGTGTGCAGTCAACTGGCTGGGCGGTCAACCAAGATGTCTTGAAGGTCGTCCGCCACCTGTACGACAATCAGGTCGAGCTTCCTGGACTGCCGACGAAGGAGCCAATCCCTTTGCCGACCAAGCCCACGGACATTGAGGACAACCCTGAGTCTCGCAAAGCCTACGGAGCGGCTAAGGCATGGGTACTGAACGCCAACAACAAGCGCAAGAACAGGAAGCTAACGGTTGCGCGGCTGTTGCAGCAAGCGGAGGAGTACAGTCAGTACCCTGAGTTCTACTTCGTGCAGCAGTTGGACTTTCGTGGCCGTATGTACTCGACCTCGACTGGCCTGAACAACCAAGGTGATGACCTGAACCGCTCCCTGCTGAAGTTCTCGGTGGGTAAGCCCCTGACTACTGACGAGCAGCGCAAAGCGTACAAGGTTCAAGGTGCAAACCACTACGGGTTGACTTCGGAAACCTTGGATGACCGCATCGCCTGGGTGGATAGCGCATCGGAAGACCTTGTCAACGCTGGACGCGAACCGCTAAACCACATGAGCTTTTGGTTGAGCGCCAAAGACCCCTTTCAGTTCATGGCGTGGTGCATCGAATACGCGGCCATTGAGGCTGACCCCTCGACGCCTAGCTCTTTGCCTTGCTCAATCGACGGCACGAACAACGGCTGCCAAATCTGGTCGCTGATTATGCGTGACCGTAAGACAGGCGAGGCCACCAACTGCACCGACCTGGGGAGTCCGCAAGACCTGTACGCCGATGTCGCTGCTGATGTCTCGGCCACCCTGGAGGAGAACTTCTTCGCTAGGGAGTGGAGGCGCATCGGCATCGACCGAAGCACCGTCAAGCACGGGGTCATGATTATCCCCTACTCTGCTACGCTTGCTGGGGTAGCCCATACTATTTATGACTGGCTCCAGAAGAAGCGGGTGGAGGGGACCATCGACCCTTCATGGCGCAGCGATTACCAGGGGGCGAACTACCTAGCCAAGCAGGTGTGGAGGGTTCTACCTGACCACATCCCTGCTGTGCTGCAAGGCAAGGAATACCTCCAGAGTTGTGTGGGGCTGGCGTTCAAGCAACAGGAGGGTGTCTCCTGGACCCTGCCCACGGGGCTACAGGTCACCAACAAGTACATGAAAAAAGCCCTGCGGAAAGTCCGCACAAACCTGGGGCAACGCTACCATGTTAGTTATGTCCAAGAACC